CGAATGCTTTGGCATTCCAAGACCTTTTCGTGGATGTTGCGAGTGCGTTCTATGATGATGATTGGGATCACCTGCGATGGAAGTTGTGGCGAGATGTGACACATGCGAATGTTGCTTTGCGTGATTGTATTGTGTCTTTGACACATGGTATGGCCTCTGGATGTCCAGCCACTGCTGTGGCAAATTCGGTGTACAACCTTTCGGTGTGTTTTTATTCAGCTGCTAAAATCATTCAGGAAGCTGATGGGAGTACATTTGCAAAGGCTTTGGAGAAAGTGAAGACTGTCATTCGACCCGTGACTTATGGTGATGATTCTGTCATTGCTGTGAATGAAGAAACTGCGTACGATTTGAATCGTTTCAGTGACAAGATGGCTGACATCGGTATGAAATATACCAGTGAGGACAAGACTGGTCCGGCGCGATTGAAACCCCTTGAAAACGCGACTTTTCTTAAAAGAGGTTTTAAGGTGCAGTGGGGTGCATTCCACCTCGGACATATTGAGAAGCAAACCATTCATGAGCTTTTCTTTTGGCACCGGAAAAATCTGGACGACGTGACCCAAATCGTGACGAACATCGAAAATGGCATGCGTGAGCTTGCTCTCTGGAATGATCAAAAGGAATACGACCGAGTGCTGAAGATAGTGAGCAATTACTGTCTTCAATTTCCCCTTCAACCCCGACTCAAAACAATGACACGGACTATTGAAGAATCAATGGACATGGAGGAGAAGGAGATGGAGGTCGTGTTTGTGCAATGTCCAATCGATGTGGATTGGCATGTGGCTGCTGATTTGGCATTTGAGCGCTTCCCCCTGCATGTTGGCGGGTTGCGGTTCTGGCGTGCTGCGAACCAGTTCACCCACTCACTCCCGAGTGTGGAGGCTGCTATCTTGCGAGAGATTAGCCGAGCCAGTTTCGACATGAATTTGGGTTATAAATTGATCCATGGCGTTATCTGTGGTCGAAACAGAGAACTGCTTATCAAAGCGCGACACACCGCACTCACGGACGGCGGGCATTTTGGACGAGTGAGAACCATCTCGAAAGGAGTGCTTGTGAAAGTGGCAGAAG